CAGGATTGGGATTAGCTATATTAATTATATGTACAAGATTATGTTTAAAAGCCAGTAGCCTGTCAGCATAAGTTTCCAGTGCTGTATATTCACCATAGTCACCTTTAGAAACATCTATAAAATTATGAGGCAAGAACGTATCAAACCTGCCAACCTCACTATACATTATACGATCGCCAAACTTTTCCAGAGCTCCGGTAAAACCAAATGTTTTTACATTGGCTATATATGCCCTACGGCCAGCAACAACAGATGCTTTATACAGTTCACCTTTACGACCAATAGACATAAACTTTACGTCTGGCCCATACCCATTAATTGTATCATACGTATCAAGATTTGGTTTGATAGAATTACCAACAGCCGCACCTAAAACATAATAGCCATTATTACTATCAATAGTCCAGCCATCATATTCACTATCTAATGATGTCCTCATTCCTTTTTCTATATGTATATCAGCTAATAAGGTTAAATCATCATCACTATCTTGTTTCCTTGTATATATTCTACCACCAGATATCCTACCACTGTAAAAATTATCTGCGAAAACAGACACACGAAACGCCTTACCGCCACCAGCGGCATGTGTAAATGCCGCAATGGTGTCCTCACCATCACCAACTTTAACAGGCAACGATTCTTGATTCTCATCATATATAAAGGTTTGATGGAATTCATATGTATCCGCCAACCACTCACCAGTCTGAGTACCGTCAGAAACGGCAATATTAAAACCAATACCCCTTGTTAATACAGTCCCCTCCTCATCGTTATAACTATCTGGTGCTGTCCCTAATAAATTACCACCATGAGAACGGCTATAAGTAATAGAAGAACCTGTCCCTGCTGTTTTTTTACAGAATAAAATTTCAGTAGGTGCGACATTAGTTGCGGTAGCTATAGTAACTAATTCTGATAACTCAGCCTGATCTAAAACAGCTGTATCACTAGTGTTTTCAAAAACAAACGCTTCTGATGTTGTGTTAACAGCTCCTTGCAATCTTAACTGACTTACGCCATCTTCTTTTCCTATGGTAACTCCCCTATTATCGGTGGTGTTATAATATCTAGCAATGTTCCCAGCAGAATGATCTGTATGCCCAAATGCATAAGAAAATACGCCAGAACTTTTTGGTGAACTTAACGAGTTTGGATGCTCTTGCCATTCAGAAAAGACCAATCCCTTACTATTTGAAAACTGGTGTCTCTGTATATAACCATACCATTTTATATAGCTTGTACACTGTTCATTAACATTACACACGCGCAATGCCTCATCGGCAAAATGAAATATATATTGGGCGTCATTTCCATCAATAGTAGGTGATATAGCCGATTCTGTCCATCCATTATCTTTAGTGGTATAGTTAGTAACAGCATTGTTTGACCACACATCAACACCGCCAGCACTATCAACGTCACCAAGAGCTACAAGTTTATCCCCCGGCGCCCTAACTACTTGAATAGATGGGTCGGTATCCCCAGCTGAACTTTCATCTGTCACCCCAGCCCCTTTTAAAACATAATATACGTCACTACCGCTGGTGGATATGTCTGTAACCGTGAATACACCATTATTACTGGCAGTTCCTGACACTCGAATATTGTCTCCCACTTTTATAAGACTACTGGTATAAATAGTACTATTGGAGGAACTGGTACCACCTTTTAATTTCATATAACTTTCTATAGGAACACCCATAACTAACTCGCAGTTCCGCCCTTACCAGTTGAAGGTGGTGGATCGGGATTTGAATACACATTATCAAAACTAATATTTCCATTGCTAGTACCTATAGCCAACGCGTTTGATGTACCCGGATGTTCTGTATCTGTAATAACAAGTTCACCATCCCTGCTATGATCAGATTCAAAATAGAATAAACCATAACCGCCACCGCCTGCAAGTCCGGCAGTTCGTTCAACTATATATTCAGCTAGATCAGTACTACCATCTTGATCCTCTATATGGGGATACAGTTTACCAGCTGTATTTATCTTGCCTAATGCATCTATGGACATATTCTGAATAAAAGCACACTCATTTTCCTGTAAATCGCGAGAGTCTCGCTTAGAGTTCATACCACCTGAAAAGTCCCTGATTGTATAACGCTGTTTAGGCACTACGCTGACCTCACTAAAAAGTCTTCCACTGTTCCCCTGCCAGCCATACTATTGTAATACCTCTTCCAATAGTTGGCCTGACCTTCGTCACTTGACGGCAATGGTTTAGGTATGCGTCTATAATGTAAGCGACACATAGCTATTTGTGCGGCTATATTTGTCTCCAGTAGATAGTCCCAGTCCTCTTCTATGGGGTCTACAAAATAAGACAGCTTTACTTTAGTGGCATCAGCAACCTTACGCATCATGTCTTTACGGTAATGTAAATAGTTCTTACATATATCTACCGCCACCCATGATTCGCACTGAAAAAGTCCTCTCGCTGGCCCCTTTATCTGGCGCAGATACTTATACCCGCTTTCAACCTTACCAGTCTTGTATACAAGATCAGATGCTTCAGGTGAATGCAAATCCATCTTCTTTAAAACGCGCTCAATAAGGTCTTTAACCTGTGGTTCGTTCAGCATACTATTTTATTATAGGCTCTTTTTTAATTGGCCCAGCCAAGCATCATCCAGCTTTGTCTTAGTTGATTTAACATACTTATCAGCCAGACTTATAAACATCTCTTTCAAGAATGCCTCGCTAAGAAATGCCTTAGCTCCCTTAACTAATATGCCCCTGACAAACGGGATATATGCGGCCCCTCCCAGAGCTACAACTGTTCCTGCAACTGCCTGCCAGTTATCTTTTAATAAATCCATGTTCTATCCTTTCGTAAATAAATAGCCAAATAATCCAGAGAATATAACAGACAGCATACTACCTATTGCTCTAACTCCTGACATACCGCTCTCTAACACTCTTACCCGACCATTTTGTTCTTTGATTAATACTTTTACTTCGTCCAGCGAATCTTTAATATGATTAATATCGGAGCCCTGCTTAGCACTCATCAATGTTAATTCCTCCAACCGCGCTTGCATACCAGACCTATAGTTTTCAACTTCCTTATGATTCATATTCACTTACCGTTTATCCGACCTTTTAAATAGGCTAAATCATCTGACTGTTCATTTAATTCTTTTACCATATCTTCGTGCCTTCTGTCCCGCACCTCATCACTTCGATTCCATCTATTGATCAAGCCAACCACCTTATCGTCGGTCTCTTTCAGCTTTGACATCAAAGTCCTTTGTAAGAACATAATCTGCCCAACAAATAGAAGAACTATTACTCCTATCGCTCCATACTCTGCATACGCCATAGGGTGGATATCTGGCATCATATATGCATAAAACTCAGCACTTGTGACATACTGTCCCCACACCTTTTTACCACCTTCAATTTGAATAGGCTGAACACCTGACCATAATACTGAATCGCTACTATCTACCATATAGGCATGAAAATATGCATCATATTCACCCTCTTCCAATGAATATATAAGATATGTAAACACAGGCTTCCAAGTATCAACACCAGCCTGTTCAGCTTCTGCGTAAAAATATATAGGAACCTTATTCTCAGCATCAATTACATTACGTTCAACTGTCATATAATCATCACCACAACCAGACAGTACTAATATTAGTAATAGTCTTTTCATTAATTTTTCTTCTTCCAACTTAATGGATTCAAATTAAATTCTTTTTGATACCACTTGAGCTGTTCTTCCATCTCAAAATATCTTCCTTCTTCATCCTCTATATGCTTTTCAACTAACTCTTCAATTAGAGTATTAGCATCATCCATTTCCATCCTGAGCAAATCCAATTCTTTGGTAAATTCTATATAACCAAGAATTAAAGCACCTACTACTGCGCCTATTTTCCATAATGTATCAAAGCTGGGTATTTCAATTGTTTTAGGCATCTTTCATTACTTCATCGTAAAACTTTAGCGCAATCGTATCCTTAACGCCATCCGACCAATGGTATGTAAGGGGATGGTTGTCAAGCACATCATGAAATCTTTCTTTTAAATCAACGCCATCTTTTATAATAGTTGTATTGGATACCAGTTCTCCCATTACATACCTCATACCACCATCCATACCGCTAGTCCTACTTCAACTACTAAATCTGATATTGTATTATTGAGCCACTTTTGTTTGGAACCATATGGTCTCCAGCTCTCAATTACCCATTCCAGTACTTCCCAAGCAATACCTATTATAGCTACCAATAGTACCGCCCATAAAGCAGAGGCTCCGCACCACAAAGCTACCTTACAGATAAATGCCCCAGCCGCCATATGTATAGCTGTCCAGTGATCAAGCCATGAGTTCTTTGTTAAATAACTTACTATTCCATGATGAAAATTTAATTGCATTACTTCTCCAATGTTTTCGTTCCAGTGAAATCATTCACTTTTATTTTACTTAATAGTACCGCCTTAGTATCGCCGGTACTATAGTCTACGTTGCGCATATCATAAAATGCTTTTATCTCAGACTTTGTGTTATCTGAGGTGGGATATTCAGGCTGGGTAGTGGCAACGCCATTTATAAGATGGTGCCCGCCGATAATCAAACGACCGTGCGGATTGGCGTGTTTCTTGGCGCACTCAGCATTATAGAACTCCTCAGCGGTTTTAAAACTATTGGTCTTCTTTGCCACACTCTCATCTACTTCAACAAAATAATTATAGGACGAAGGGTAAGTCAGGGTTTCCGTACTATTGTCGCTATACTTCTTTGTACGGGTGATACTGGGAGTTGTATTGCGGTAAATACGCACACGGTGACCCTGACTACACCTTCTTATAATCATGCTACTGCTTCTACCTCTTCGGGTTTTTCTTCAACTTCTTCAGCATTCAGTGATTCTCGAAGCCTGACAATGAACGCCTCTTTACCAACTTCTAACTGCTCACGCATGAAAGCATTGGTATTGATTTTGTTCTGCATATCATTAATATGATTAATCATCTGCTTCTCTTCATCTGTCATGTCTTCGATAACATACTCTTTACCGTCAAGATTCAAGACAGGCTTATCTTTTTCTTTTTTAGCCATTATGACTCCTTGTTGTTTTTGTTAAGAACGATTCCGCTAATCCAGCCCACTGCAAAA